CCGCACTTGAGGTAAATGTGTTTAAAGAACTTGTGGAAGTTTGTAAAGTACCTATTATAGTATTATTACTACCTGTATAGGTGTTTAAACTTGAGATTGAACCGGTTACAGTTTCAATTGAATTTAGTCTACCATTTGCACTTGAAGTGAACGTGTTCAGTGAACTCGTAGAGGTTTCAATCGATGTGAATTTATTGGAGGTGTCTCCGGTAAATGCGTAAAAACTTGAGGTTAGAGTGTATCTTGGTGCAAACGATGCGGTATCCGCATTTGTGGTTGTTCCACTAATATTCGCATTAATTATTCCAAGAACCGTTAAGTCACCCTGTATTTCCGCCGAAGAGGAAACTGATAGGGAGCCCGATATGTGTGCGTCAAATATATTCATCTAATATGTTATTATACTTAGATAAATACTTTGTTTGTCGGTTATGATTTCCGTTTATTTAGGTAAATAATCAGGAAAATTGGATTTGATAAACTGAAGTAGTCTTTTGGAGTATTCTTCGTTGTGTTTTGGGGTTGCGTGCTTACCATCGATAGAAAATTCACGGAAATCCCCATATTCACCATCGAACCGATATTTGTCCGAATATTCGTTATCCATTAGGAAAGAACCGTTCCATATATATGGAATATTTCTGTTCTCCAAAAAGTTGGTGATTAGTAGGTGGTTTTTATACCAATTAATCAAATCGTTCTCATCGTGTGTAATTCTGGCAATTGATTTGTATTCCTCCTTACCTTCAGAATCTTCCTTAAAATAACCCCAAGGTGTCATATGGAATGGTTCCAACTCACCGTTGTATCTGTAGTATTCTTTACGAGATGGGTAGGTATACATTATGTTAACCAAGTTTGGTCTAATCTTCTGTGTAAGTGTGATGATACACCTTGCAATATAATCGTTACTCCTACCACCGAACCCTAAGTTCAAATCAACCCCATTACTTATCTGTCTTGAGAAATGATGTGGCCAGGTTTGGTTGTCACTCACCCCAACACCCTCAGTATGGGAACACCCGACTGACATAATTCTAAATCCGTCTGTGTATAAAGAATCTCCTCTAAACCCCATTTCATTGTATGTGTAGGTATTTGTTTCCGACGTGTCAGAACCGGATATGTTGAAGGTTTTATTCCTGCGTTCGTCCAATCTCCAAGAATGGTTACCAACCTCAAACCCCGAACTTGTCCAAAACTTCATCGACTTCATATTAATCTTGTGGTTTTTGTGAAAAAACTAACCATATTCTTATCTGACATATGACAGACACCGTTTATGTCCATATCATCAAAAGATGGGTTATGGTTGAATAGGTAATTTATATCACTAAAGTATAAATTTAAATATTGTTGGTTTAAGGTTATTGGTGGTACGTTATTATATTTTACATTAAAGTATTCATAATTCCTATCCAAGATGTCTAAAACATTTTTGTAGGTTTCATTTATTCTTTTGTAGTCATTGGTGGCGATTATGGATGTGTTATTCAACTCATCAAAACTTATCGGTTGGGTCGAATATCTTTCATATATTTCATTGAAACTCTCAATTTGACTTTCTGTTAGTGAGTGTTTATAACATAAATTTAATTTATTATCATCTATGATATTTTGTAGTTTACTAATGTCCTTCACTATTAAGTCATTATCCAAATGTATGAATGGGAACGATATCTCAGACAATACTTTTAATTTTGGGTAGGACCATATTATGTTTTTTTTATATTTTTCATCCACATCAAACTCCACCCATTCATATTCTAAACTGGTATCCCTGAAATAATCTTTATCCGAATAAATCATCGGTTTTATATTTTGATTATTTAAATTCTCAATGGAGTACCTTAAATAAATTTCGGTAACTTCTTTGAGTCTAACCGGTAGATATGTGAAGACAATTTTCATTACAACAATGGTCGTTTTGGTATTGGTTCATCCGTAATCGGACCATTTACTATCATATCCAACATTGTGTTTTCCTTGTGTAACCTTTCAATAAAAATGTTATGACATTCTAAAATCCAATCCTTACATAGTTGGTAATTGTTATCAAAATCACTAATGAAGGTTCTTATAAAGTCAGCAAATAGTTTTGCATTTCCTTGATACTTTTTGGATTCATCATAAAAAGGATGTTTTCGAATACCTGTTAATTCCATTAAACAATCATAAGGATATGAATGTGTTGAAACGAATGGGACATTGGCAATGATTAACCCCAATGACTTCTCGCTCAAATATTGACTGTGGTAATCGGCGGAATTATGTGCCCAAGATTCGTCACAGATTTGAATTTTAGACATTGGTAATATTCTTAAAAAATAATCAAGACCAACAGTTATGTTAGTTAATATTCTTAGATTTTGAAAATCAATATCGGAGTCGTAGTCATTTAGGAACGCACCTTCAATTTTTCTATACTTTGGTTGTACCGAGTCTTTCTCAATCACATTTGTTTGTGAAACAAATATATCTTCAATGTGTGTTAGTTCTTCAGCAATTCTTACTCTAAGTGGTTTATGTGCCCTTACCGAATACCCCATTTTATATTTAGGAACAATTACATCACTAATGTTTTTATAATCATAAAACCATCTAATACTAATCATCTCATTCCATTGAAAAATGATATTGGTGAATGGGTTATATAAATTTGGGTGTTTACTTAATACAATCTTATTTGTGAAGACGTTATCGGTTAATATGTAATGATTAGTCAGTCTAAGGATTTGATTTTCAATCTCCTCAATTTGACTTGTCCCATCTGTCTTTACTTTAGCGGTATCATTTTTTATGAATATTTTTTCAGTTCTAAACAAACAAACTATCCAGTTTTTTTTATCTTCAATTAAATCTGCAATTCTTTCTATAATTGCAAATGAATCTGAACCTCTGTGTTCTATACCATCAAAATTCCTATCCTGTCCTCTTTGTCTAAGTGCACCAAAAAAATCAATTATATGAATCCCTTCTTCATCATTTATTTCAGGATTAAAGGTCACCTCAAAATCTTGTCCCCCATATTCAAATGTAATATCTCTAATGGCACCTTCGGTATTATCGATTTCCGACATTACCTTATTTTTCACATTATGAAAAAACTTTTGGAAAAGAATATCTGTGTAATAATGATGAACGTATATTTTCATTAATTAAATAAGTTTACTTTTATCTCTTTTACCTCTTCTCAATCTACCGGTACCATTTGAATCAAAGATGTCTTCGTAGTATGTAATTGGTATATTGAGGTTTACGGACAACTCGTTGATGTCTTTATTCCATTTTACTATATCGTTATAACACATTTCGAAAATGTCTGAAGGTACATCTTCATATAGATATGGATTGTTTGAATTATAACTTCTTGTTTTTGAATAGTAAGTTTGAAACGCGTGGGATTCTACACATTCCTTAATGTTTCTTCTGGTTAGTAATATAACCTCATCAAACTCTTGACTCAATTCTAAGTTGTTCGGATGATGACAAATAATTGTTTTTACAACTACATCTTTTTCTTTATTGTATATAACTCTATCTGTCCCATCGAATGGTTCAAACAATGGTTTAAATCCTTTCTCATCCGCAATTTTATTCAACAACGATGTTGAACCAGTTCTTGGTAGTGCAATTATCAACACACTCATAACAATGTTTTATTAACTTTAACTCTTGGGTATTCAAAATCAGTTTCAGTCATCCAAATGTTTAGTGCATATCTTTTACCCTTTGTAACCGGTAGCACTCCGTGATATGTCTGAGAACCATTAAATGAAATACTATCACCTAATTTTAAATCGCATAACGTGAGACCATCCAATGTTTCGAAATGGAACGGGGGATTTTCTTCTTCAGTTAAAACAAATTGACCCCCTTCAAAATTATCCGATAAGACAATGACTGTAGTTAGTTCACTCGATTTATCTTTATGTAAATTAAGATACCTACCATCATAGTATGATGTCAAACTAATATTAAAATTCTTTAGATTAAAAGTGGAGTAATCAAACCATAATTTAAATTCTTCGTTTTTGTAGTTACCTGTTAATTTATCAATTATTTTCTTTTTAAATTCATCATCATATATTCTTCGACAATCCCAATGTTCTGTTGGGTTATAAGAAAATGGTTCCCCAAACTCAAGACAAAAATTAATTATGTCTTTAGCCTCTTCCCTACCGCAGAAATTGTTATTTATGTTATAATTCATATCAAATACGAATTTTTAGATTTATTTTGTGTTAATAAGTTATTGTCTGTTATGAATTTATATAATTCATCTGCAATTAATTTATAACCATTACTATTTGGGTGTTTACCCGCTGTATTTTCAGTCCATTGATTCTCATCTTCCCATACATCCTTTCTTTTTGTGTCGATTAATAAATCCGCCATTGTTTTGTCTTTATATCCCCAATAATGAGATTCATCAATCAAATTTGTTTTGTCTATACTATCAATAATATCATTATTAATCATAGTGTCAAACGCATCACAAAAAACATATCTAATACCCATCTGTTTGAACATAAATTGTAAATAAAGAACGTAGTTTTGATTTACAATATCGTAATAGGTATCGGTGTATAGATTGGTAATGAAATAATCCCTATAGTCTTTTTCAAACCTACTGAAGTTTGATAGATTTCCTTTACCTCCTCCGAAAATGTGTTTGAATAAATGGTTTTTACTTTTGTATCGTTTACCCCAAATAAAAAAATCATCTTCATTGGGAAAGAAAGGTAACGAATCTCTCAAAGATGAGGACCACATAATAACAACGAAATCATCTTGATTGATGATTCCGTTTTTTAAATTATGATGTATTGTATTAAAAATTGCGTTGTTGGAAAAACCTCCAACACCATCGTTTTGAAATTCACAATTAAGTAAATCTGATAGGTGTTTCGGCCAACAATATTTGTGTCTTATAATTGTTCTTTCTTCCGGCACGTCAGTCTTCTCCTCCTCACTAATGTTACCACCAACTCCTTCAGTCCAACTATCTCCATATGTGAACAATCTCATACATTAACTCAAATGTTTTTCTTTAATCTTATTCACAACCTCTTGAAATGCGGTCGCTACTTTAGTTTTTAAATCATTTGATAATGGTGCAACAATTGCCTTAATTGTTTGTGCTGGTCTTTCTACTTTTTCTTTTACTGCCATATTATGTTTATTTTATTTTAAAGTTTAGGTATCGGCGCATTACTACAACCAGGACAATACCAACTGTTACAATAGTGACCACAATAGTTCCAAGGACACCAACACGTGTTGTGCATCACACTAAAATCACCATCACCAATATCCACTAAGAACAAATCTGAAGATTCGAAGTCCAAACTGTATATAGTTTTTTGTGCGTGTTCCATCTCTAACCCTGTAATTTCAACAGTGGTTAATAGATTTGTGTCGGAGTCTGTAATTACTAATTTATCACCAACGTACATTTTGTTAACTCTTTCAAATCTGGTTGCTGTTGAGCCTGATTCTTCAATATAATAAGTTGCTGATGGTGCATCAGTCCAAGTTCTACCATCCGATAATGTTATTCTGATATAAATGGTATCAACCTCGGAAGACACCATACTAACTAAGGTTGTACCTGTTTGTATTAAGGTTGAATTATCTTGAGCAACACTACTATCCCAACCAAAAGTATCAATCTTACTTTGTTCAAATTTAGATGCGTGGTTATCATTTAAATCCACATAATCGATAGAACGAACATAATCACCTAATTGAATAGTATCGACATCCAATAATGTTCCATCGTATTTTAAAATAACACTATCATCATCGGTGTGGTAATCATTCTTTGCGTAATTACCCAATTCTTTGGTGATGTATTTGTATCTACTTTTTTGATTCAATTTATTTGTTCCTGCAACAAATTCATCCGATGTAAATGTTAACGGTATAATTGTTGATTGTGTGTATCCACCCATATGAATCACATCCAAATCAGAACCATAGATAATATCGATACTTCTAATAATAGAATAACGACCCTCAATTAAGTTGTCCTCTGAAAATATAAATTCTTGTACTAAGTGATTCGCGGGTACTTCATTTTTTAATGTCATTAGTTCAGTGGCATCAGAAACTCTATAAAGAGCAGGATAATCTAAAGGACTGTAAACCGGATTTCTTGGTTTTACTAATGTATTTGGATTCGTTGTTGTTTCATAGTCCGCGTCACCTAACGTATCTAAATTTAAAGAATCAGACGTGAAATATGTCTTTGGAACATATGTTGTTCCACTCATTAACACAAAAAATTCAAATTTGTCAGCACAATATGTTTCATCAACCAATGCGGTCGTATCGAACGATTGTCTTAATATGAATTTATCGTTAGAATCTTCAATATATGGGACAGTAACAGAA